GCGTCTCTTGTTGCTGCTATTTTCTCTCTTTCAACCTGAAGTCTTTCAGATTCCATTGTTCCTTTAACAGCCATCTCATCACGCTTCAGATTAGTTTGTTCTCTATATTGAGAAGTTTCCTTAATATCCTTCATGGCGTCTTTATAGTCAGACTCCTTATTTTGATTTATATCAACTGCAGAACCAAACCCAGCAGCTTTAATTTCTGCTATAGTGATGTTATTTTGTCTATCCTTAGCATTCTCCTGCATTTCAGATTGTAATTTCTGTTGCTCTTCTTGCGCCTTAGCTTGAAGTTGTTGTTCTTGCATTTGACGTTGTTGTTGCATTTCTTGCTCTCTTTGTTGTTCCATTCTTGTTTCAGAATCTCTTAAGATATCTGTTACTTCAGATATAGAATCAGCTTTAACAATATTACCAAGCTCATATATAGATGCTCCCGTAGTATTATTTGTTACTGCCATTTGTTTCAACTGTTCTAAGATTGCTCTATGGTTAGTTTTAGTAGTGGCAAAGACATTAAAATCTCTAAGTAATAGATCAGTTCCATTCATTGTAAAATTAACCTTCTGAGCCTCTGTAGAGATGTATGATAATCTTACACTAGGATTACTACTATTATAATACTGTGCTAAATCAGTTCTCATTTGGTGAACTCTTGGCATCAAGTGATCAGAATGTTGTACAAAGTATATCTCTGTTTGTGCATATGATTGTTGCATAGCATTAACAACACCTGTTGCTGTTTCTGCAGATACTGCACCACCTAAACGTTGAGGGTTAATTCCAATAGAATCAAAACATTCTTGTTTAAAGTGATTTGCTAATGAAATTCTACTCATCAATCTATTAGTCTGCTCCATATTAAGAGTTTGATAATGATTAAAGTTAGTTGCGTTCTCTGTATTAGTTATTGAAGTATCTAAAGGAAGCATAGAAAAATCTTTCATTGCTGTATACGCTTTAGCATAATTGTTCTTCCCCCAATCTTCACCCATAGAGTGACGTGGTAAAGCATTTTGATCAAACATAATTACTGTACCTAATTCATCTATAAGGATGTCAGCAATCTGATTATTAACCATATTGTAACCTACTTGGTATGCCTTCATTAAATCTACTAATGAAGTAGATCTTGTGTTTCTATCTGAATATACTCTTCCTTCCACTGGTAATTTACATCCATATAAAGAATTCTCACCTTTAAATTGGAATGGTAATCTACCTGGCTTTTCTCTATTGATACCTAAGTATATAGGGTTAAGTCCGTTATCTGCAGATGATTGCCATGTAGCAGGTGTGTTTGGTCCTATCTTAACTCCACCCCATGTTTCATTAATCCATATCCATTCAATATGTTCACCTTGTAATAAAGTATCTTTAGATTTGTTCTTGAAAATTGAAGTATCATAAACTGGTTTCTCAGTTACTTTAAATGATTCATCAATGATCTCTTGAGTTACCTCACCATCAAATTCTATCTTAGTTAAATGACCAACTTTTCTTTGAGTCTTCCAATATATTGTAGCAACTCTCATTAAGTTACCATCACCCCACTGCTCTAAGTCTTCACTTTGAGAAAGTATTTGTGATAATATATCCCCACCTCTTGAAGGGTCTGCTGCTAAATTACTTGTGTATTGTCTATATGCTAAACCTGGAGCATTTGTATTCCAGTCATGTGATCTTGTAGCATCATAATAAGAACCATCATTCTGGTAACCATTAACTTGATACTGTGCTGATTTTGCTGGGTATATTCTTTGTAACGATGATAGTTGTTTTTCAGCCATTAAATATCCATACTTATCTACAACATCTGATACAGTCATAAGATCCACCTTACCTACGTAATTTGAATCTGATATATATCTTTGATCTGGAGATTTTTGATAGAATGTTAATACTGGATTCCATAACTCTACATCATAATCATCTTCTAACATTCTAAAATGCCAAAATTCTCTATCTGCAATAAGCATATCTCTGAACCCGCGTTCTTCAAGCTCTTGCATTTTGAATCTTTCCTCATCCACATTTAATTGGTGAGTTGCCCACTCTTCAATACTACTTCTATATGACTTACTAAAATAGTCTTCTATTTCAGGAAGTGTTTTTAAATTATCTGGTGATAGTTGTTGTTGAGCTTCTTCAGAAGCTGGATCCATTCCTGCTTCAATCATTTTCTCAATCATACTTCTTTCAGCATCAGCTAATAAAGACTCTTCAATTTGAGTAGACTTTTGTTCAAGCATTTCATTATAAGACTTATCATCTACAGCTCTAAACTGTATCTTATTATATCTTTTTGTAAACTCACCACTTAATACATTAATTACATTTGGTATAATAGGATAAAATTTAAGTTCTAACGCTGAATCATTCTCCTTTGTTAAAACATCCATAAGATCTTTGTAATCATTGTCTTCTTCAACAATGTAATCCGACTTATCAATTACACCTTTAGCCAACTTGTAATTTTTCAAAAGCCTTCTTGCATTAGATCTCAAGAATTCTACCCCTTGTGTTTCTAACCAATCTAAATTCCATGCAGCCCAATCATCAGTCTTTTCTGAATAAGGTAAAAACTGTACTGGTTGAGTTAAGCTTGAATATGTTGGACCATCCTTAGCTTTAGCTCCATTTTTTAACTGCATTGCGTTTAACACTCTCATTATGTATTTTATTTAGTTAAATCTATTTGTAATTTTTAAATCCTGACCTACGTGGTCTATTACCATCAGACTTTGATGAACGCCCTATATTTTTAAAGGGGCTATACTTTAATTTACTTATTTTTTCTGAATTCTCCAAGGATTTACCCTCTGATTCACGTCTTTTTGAATATCCTCTATTAGATTGTTGTATTTTAACAAAAGCAATTAAAGCTCCAAACGCAACTAACCTATCAACGTTTAATCCCGGATAGTATGCAAGCATCTCAGTTATAAGCATAGGATCAGGTACTCTTTCAACACCAAATGTCTGATTTGTTACAACACCGTTAACATCAGTTTCCTCATCTATAACCTCTCTTAAGAATTCTATGGCATAAGAAATCAAATGACTCTTAAATAGAGTACCCGTATTCTTCCATCCATATTCTTGATAAACAGTTCTATTAGAACCTAAATCTTTTAAAAATAGTATCTGTTGTTTAGGAACTAAATATCTTTGTTTCTTTCTTGCAATCATATGCTGTATAAATAAAGAAATATTATTCTCCACCAATGTCCATGCATTATACCACTCTATAATCAACTCTAATCTCTCATGTGTTTTATTGATATCATCAAATCTACCACACCATGCTGCTACTATCTTATCTTTCTCAATGAACTGCTCAACATCTCCTGATAGAGTAGTCCTGGTTACTTCAGTTGCATTCTTGTATACAAAAATACTACATAATGAATCAGATGTTGTTGTCTTACCTTCTGATACAGGATCAATTGATGCATAGTATGCACCAAACTGAGGACTCTTAACTGGTCTTTCCCATACTACTATTGTTCCAGTCTTATCTACTTGTTTCTTATCTACTGGGAACTTAGTGATTGGAAGTTTATTTGTTCTCTTTGCAGATATTCCTTTTTCATCCCTATCTAACTCAATAAGTTCATATGGATATTCTTTCTCTTCAATTCTTTTTTTCTGTCTTGATAATATACCCTGTGGGAATATAGATTCTTTTCTATATGCAAAAGCTTCACCAATATTCATTGGCTTTTGAGAAATTCTTAACTGGAATTGTTCTCCATTTAATTCATTCTTCCAACCAGCTCTTTCTTCAATGATTGCTTCCACTGCTTCTTCCACCATTGAATTACCATATGTATCTATGAATGGAGGCATTGACCATTGCTCCGGAATAAACAAACCTGCCATTCCAATAGTACCATCCTTATCCATTAGGTTAGTTTCAACAGAATATATATCATTTGCTTTAGGATTTAAGATCATTTCCTTCAATGGATTACATTGTTGTAAATCACCAACAGATCCTGCTGCAATAAACATCCCTGTAGTCATCATACCTGAAGACATTGCTGGACGTAAGTACTCATATGTATCAGACATCTTTGGTGCAATACCTGCTTCCTCATGGAAGAAGTATGTACACGGACCACCAACACCTGCCGTTGCATTCTTCTCAAAAGAAGCCCCTTGTATTTTAGATTTTAATCCCCTTGCTGTCTTTCTACTATTTATCTTAACTTCAATTTGTTGTTGCCATAGTAATACCTTTTCAGGATTACAAGGTCTATACCATGCTGTATGTTCATTTAAAAATGTCTTATATTCATCTAAGAATTTCCAAGAACCCTTATCATTAATATAATCCTTCAATGATGCACCAATCTTACATATACTTCCCTCTTCAAACCAATAGGTGTTAAGGAGTTTTGCCATATGAAAGTATGAAGATGCTATCTGACGTTTCTTTAGTATTGCTGAATGTTTATTATTTAACTCTGCTAATAATTCATACAATGCCATGTGATACTGAGCATCTCTTACCTTTGCAAAGCCATACTTCTTTTCTTCTTTATCAAAGATTGGTAGGAAGTTTAACCACATGTAATAATCTCTGGTTAAAAAAAAGCTTTTATTACCATCATTATATATGACACCTTCTCTACATTTATTCTTCTGGTCTTCCCAATATGCAGTAAAATCTTTTGATCTAAATGGACTATCACAATAGAAACCTTGTTTATTAAAGCGTTTAGCTTCTTCATTGAATATGTGTGATACAGCTGTAAACCCATAAAGGCCTGGCTCGCTAAATACACTTAGAATGTATGTAACAAAGTCAGACTTATCTATGAATTCAGTAGTCTCCCACACACCATTGTTGTATGTAGGGACCGTTTTATACATTTTCTGTTTCAGTTATAATTGCAAATATATCTCCCTCTTGAATAAGCAAGTGATCTTCACCATCATGCTGCATAGTAGTTGGTAAACAGTGTTCTGTATATTGAACAACATCACCTACTTTAATCTCCTCCACCGATTGTCCTTTTGCTATTACAACTCCCTTGCATTCATTCTTCTGAGCAATCTCAGGTAAAAATAATCCTGATGCAGTTTTTGTTTTACGTTTCTTTTGTTTAATCAATACTTTCTTTCCTGTTGGTGTTACTTTTTCAATCATCTTTTTTGTTTTTGGTTTATTATTAAATATTGGTTCATCCCAGTAGCAAAAATGCCATGAGTCTTTTTCTTTATCATTCATTATAGTTGATCATATGCCAATCCGGCTCCTCCACGTACTGAACTTTCTTGTTCTTGTTTCATATCAGTGAATGTACCCTTATAAGATTGTCTAATTGCATCAAACTTTGCAGCAACATTAATCATAGAGTTTATATTACCGTCTCTACCGTGTTCTATGGCCGTAACTTCCATATATTTAGCTAATCTATCAAGCATAGCTTTAATCCCCACATACGCTCTGTAAGTAGGTGTCTCGTACATCTTCTTACACATTTCTAATGCATATCTAATCTTACCATCTTCAGTAGACTCTTCTAAGCCAACCTCCTCAATGATTATATCTTCCTTTTCATACTCAGGTAAGTTAAAGAATGGATTGAGATCTGGATTAGGACAGCTCATATAAAATATGTACTGATACACTTGCATGTATGTATCTGGATAGTTAGTCATTAATACTTTTAAGAACGGTAATGTGTGACAGTGTTCTGTTGGTATAACTTTATTGTTTTGTATGTCAAATAATCTAACTATCATATTATTGTTTGTCTTTTAACCACATCATAAGAGAAGAAACTTCATCTTTTAAATATGGTAGTTCATATATCTTTACTTCCTTTAAAACAGGTTCACCATTTAGTATTTTACTAATTGGATATCCGTTTGAATCTTCACCCACTGTTTCAAACTTAACATGTTGTATTGTTAACTTACCAATCTTTAATTTGGGGTTATGCTTCTTAATAATATACGCATAAATACTCAATTGTAGATTATAATGCTTGATATTACAGTCATCTAAGTGATTAACAGGCTTATATAATTTATTAGTAATACCTTCCCAATTGGTATAACCCTTTTCTTTAATTTCCTTATTTGTTTTATAATCATGGATGTTAATATACCCATCAACTACTTCAACTAAATCTGCTTGACCACATAAAGCCATAGACTTTAGATATACCATATGTTCTGGATATACACCCTCTTCAAGCTTTTGTTTAGGCGCATATTTCACACCATCTACATCAATATCAGGTTTGATAATTGGTACTTCAGTTCCATTACGCTCAATGGTTTCAAAGTCTAACATATCAGCTTCTCTTTGGTTATGATACCAGTTACCAAGCTTTATTGCGCGCGTTGTTTCATTATCCCAAGCATCAAGTATTTCTTTTTGTGTCATACCATGCCACTTGGAGCGTTTGTTCTTAGAAGACTTCTTTGCTTGACCTTCTCTATCAAACTTAGGTTTGAACATTCCTATAAATGAAGTAACACTAGTCCAATCAATCTTATCTTGATCATTACTTTCATAAATGTGCCCCTCTTCTTTAAATATTATTGCCATGTTAGTTGGTTATTGTAGAATACCAGTATTGATCTTCTTTATTAGTAATTATAAGTGTGTTATATGTATTATATATATAATTTATCTTAATTTCCTTCTCCATCTTTAATTTGTTTATTAATTAAACCCTCAACATCCTCAGATACAATTGCTGGCCAATATCCTTTAGGACATTCAGAAGATAATGATCTTAGCTTGTAGTCTAAACTACATCCACAATCAGAACAACAAGGTTGAGTTCCTGGCGCTAAACAACTAGTTCCTTTAAGATCTAAAAGCGGACACTCAGTACAGACTTGATATCTATCTGTGAATATTGCTTCAATATGATCTCTTTTAAACATATTGTTTTTTATTCCTTCCGTTATCTTGTCTAGATTGTTAAAGGCATCTAAATATTTCTTCCAAGGTTTACTCATTTTTTTTAGTTTTAAAATCTTTTCTTTTTAATATATCAGATTCCATCTGAATCATTGCTGATTCCATTTGAGTTATATTCTCCTGTATGGATTCACTTTTAGCATAACCATTATAGGTTCTTTTTGCAATGTTACCTAATATACTTTTATTCTTCTTTATTCCCAAAGCTAACTTTGCTTTCCTCAACTCAAAGGTACCTATACCCTCAACATTAATTCTTGGAAAAGCCAGTGTGGATAAGCTCTTTCGTAATTTAGAATAATAGAAGCTGATGAAGTCATCCACTACTTGTGGATGAACTCCAACTTCTTCTGCTAATCCTTTCTTAAATTCCTTATGCTTCTTTGGGTTCATTTCCTAAAATTTTATAGTCTAATAATACTACACCAGTTGACTGAACATTTAAGTCAGCATTTAATGTAATGGTTTTCTTAAGACCGTTCTTTTTAACAATCAACCCTTTCTTCTCTGCTTTTGAAATAGCATTTCTTGCAGACTGAGAACTTTTAAATACATTTAGTTCTGTTAATAAAATACAGAATTTAGAAATCTCAATATTTGGGTTCTTAGCTAATGCAGCTAAAAACTTTAAATCAGAATTACTTATTAATATATTTTTAAAGAAGCAAAACGTTAATATTTGATACTTAATAGTTTCATTAAGACCAACTCTCATTTTTAATTCTACTCTATTTACTATTGCCATTATTATAAACTTAATATCATATCAACAAAGTCTGGATCAGGGTAACAATCTGATTTATCTAGTCTTACGTTGGTATGGGTTAATAATCCTTTTACCTTACCTTGTGCAGCTTCCATGTGAAATCCAAATCCTTTAGTTGGACCATGTTTTTGAATGAATTGTTTTAATCCAATTCTAACATCAATACCATCTCTTTCACCAATGTATCTAATCCACTTTTCAGTTTCTTTTAATTGCTTTTCAGAATACTTATGGTATTTTAAATGACCTTTAAACTCTTCCTTTAATTTAAACACCTCTTTAGCAGCTACTTCACTTCCTGTATAAGTTTTATTATCAGATGTTAAGTAACCAAAAGAACACATCTCTAAACCAACAGAATGTCTGTTCATCCATCCGGAATGAGTTCTTCCTAAGTGCCATCCTTGACCACCCTCTGGGAAAGCCTGAACCATTACACCATCATACTTATCTTCCCCATTCCTATGATCTCTGCCGCCTAATACAAATTCAGTGGCAATTCTTCCACGTGTATCTCTACCCCAACTATCTATTGTCTTGTATGGATTATGCCATCCTGCAGTATGGTGTAGAAAAATATATTCATTTTTAATTGGCCCATTGATATACTCATCTTTAGGTAAAAAATACTTATGAATTATTTGATCATAGTTTGTTGTATAATACTGATCTTCTCCATCTGTATCCTCATCAATACCCCAATCATCAGTGTATGGTTTATTAAATAATAATACCCACATTTCACTCTCAACAATTCCAGTAACCGCTAGATTATTAGAAAGTTGATATTTAATAACTGCCTTCTCAGTATCTCTACCGAACATACCATCCTCTTTCAAGTGTAGTTTCTGTTGAAGGTGTTTTACATTGAGACTTTTGTCCCCCCTTTTAATTAACATAGTGATGAGTTTAGATTAAAGTTTAGAGGCTGCAGCTTCCATAGCTTGTTTAAAAGCAACTGCTTCTTCTGAGTCTGGTGCTACACCACCCTCTTTTTGATCAACATGTTGTTGAGCCATAAACATTTGAGCCTGCATTCTCTCTGCTCTAGCCTTTTCAATAGTAGCTAATAACATTTCATACTCAGCTTGAATTTCCAAGTGCTTAATGTTGTCTTTATAAAATGCAGTTATTTCTTCTCTTCTAGCATTAAGCTCTTCCTTAGTAAGTTCCGGTTTCTCATCTAAGATTGGTACTATTTTTTGATCTTTCATATTCTTTATTTAAGTTATTGTTATACAAATATATATATAATTAGTTTAACTAAATAAAGTTTAATCACTTTTTTATGGAATTTTATTTTTTATAAAAAGGTTTATAACGATCTCCAGTTCAATAATATCATGAAACATGATACCCCCTTCAAGTATTTCAATATTCCACGAACCGTTAGAAACGGTATCATTGCAATTGGATATAAATCCAATATTTCCAATCTTATAATAATAATAATAAAATGCATTTGCACCAGATTCCTCCTCTGATACACATTCCTTAACAAATCCTAAATCAATTATCTCTTGTTCTTTCATAACATTACTCCCTCATTATAACATAAATTATATTATCTATACTTTAATCTATCATTCTCCTTCTCCACAAATTCTATTCTTACTTTAATTGAAGCTAGTTCAACACTCATTTCTAATAGACTTCCGTTACATACATCTTTATCTGTCTCTAACTTCTCAACCCTTTGCTTAAGATCTTCTCTGTATATATTCTGTTCAGCAAGGTTCTCTTTATTCTTCAATGCTTTATTACGAATAATAAATTCATAGAACTTCCAGGCTCCTGCTCCACCCAATACTGTTATTGCTGTTATTATTACTGTAATTAAATTCTCATTCATATCTCATTGATTTATTAAGCATTTCACGTTTCAATTTAAATAATATCCAAGCCCACATGAATGCATACCAAAATGTTATTGCTAAGTTTTTAATATCAACTAGTGTTAATGGTTCTGTACCTATCGTTTGATAAATATTAACCACATACCTAATAGTTGCAAATAATGTTAAAATTAAATGATACCCAACAAACCTGGATAACCACTTACTATTATGTAAAAATAAAATCATTCCCACACTACCTATAAGATATGAAAAATAAAGCCAATAGGTATATGGCTGACCTTCCTTAGTCCAATAATCTAATGTAGTCCATAGCACTTGATTATTTAGTATATCACTAACTACCCAAAAAAACAACAACGGTTGAAAGTCAAAGTACAGTAACGTTTCTTTTATTTTTTTAAAATACTTTCTAATCATATACTATTATTTTTTATTTAAACTATTGGGAACATCTCATCAATAATATCCCTTATCTTAGCACAACGCTCATACTCCTCATCATCAATATAGTAATCCAACATTGCCTCCAGCTCATCAAGCTCAGGCCCTTCATCTGGATCATATATCAACAACGTACTAATATCACGCTTAGTATTACTACCCAACAAGTCCTCAAAAGAGATACTCTCTATCAACAACCTATAAGAATTATCAAAGGCCTCCTCAACAAGTAACTCCTCTAACTCCAATTGTTTAATCTCATCCAATGGGTCCATTCCCTCTTCATCATCATTATAATTATCCATAGTCTTTATCATTAGTGAATATACCCACACAACAAATATACGAATTATATATCCAGTAATGACAATTATAAATAACGGGACCCTGAAAATTTTTTATATACCAAAAAATAATGTGTATGGCATAGGTGAGATGTACTATGGTTTTGCTCCCCATCAAATTTTTGAGATAGGGGTACCCCCGTAGGTAGCTTCCTCGTAATTTAATTTAATTTTATCATGAGTGTATTTTTTAGAAAAGTGAACATCAACAGTGCAAGAAACACTGCAACAGTGATAGTATCATCATCACCATTGTCTAACAAGGGAGGAACCTTGGCAGGAATGAAAGTTGCAACACGCACACAGTCTAATATAGTATTTGGAATATTGAGTTTAGTAGACCCAGAAACAAATTCTACTATGAAGGCTGACCATCCAACAATTAAAGCTATTCAAAAGGCTTATAATGTGGGTGATGAATTGGCAGGCTTTAGAATGACAGACAACTTTGTGCTGGACATTGAGACTAAAGAGCCAACTACTTTAGTGTGGGTAGAAGCAGTATAATTAAACAAGAGGGGAGTATAACAACTCCTCTCTTTAATAATCATTTAAATTTAACATTATGACTGTATTAATAAGATTTATCAGTAATAAAGGAATAGAAGGTAATACTAAGCAGTACTCAATATCTACTATGGTAGATAAACAAACTGCTCAAGAAATAGTAAACAGAGACCATTCTATGTTCATAGAAGGTGGTGGTAGTATTGAGATTATTGGCAAGATAGTTCAGCTATAACCTTTAACAATTGTAGGTGCATAAAGAAGAAGGTGACAGCTCTTCTCTATTCAGCTAAGAGCGTTACTTGTTTTGTTTGAACCTGTTATTGTTTGCAACGGTTACTTGTATGCAAGGCATTTGTGCAAGGCAGTTACTCTGTTCTTTCTTTCTGCTCTTCAGCTGACGCTTCGCGTCTCTTTCTTTCTGCTCCCCAGCTAATTATTGCACTGTTATATACAGTTGTCTCCAGTACGTGTAACAAGTAGACCAAACCCAATAGAATCAAGGGTTGTTACTTTTAATTATGGGAAATAATATTATATTATGGGTTAAAGTGAGGGTTGATGTGTGAGTGGGACCTCTCATACACCCTATTAATACCTTTACAACTACTCTTATAATACTCACTTTCTTATTAGTAATATATAGCTAACACTACCCAAGGAACACTCACTGCACAACACTGCACCATACTATTATCTATTGTATCTCTATCTATAGGAATACTATTACATTAACCGGAATCTAAAATAATTAAACACTTACTAAAACAATAGCCATGAACCAATATAAAATAAGAAATGAAATAGTTAACTTCCCTGAATCATGGTCAATAGATGCAATAATGATATGGGTTAATGCAGGATATATTAGAACATGTCCAAACTGTAGCAAGATAGATGTAAGTTATAATCACTTCAATACTTGTAACACATCAGAACAAAGAGCAATACAAATGAATAGAGATATGAACCAATACTAAAATAACAACCATGAACAAAGAAGAATCAAAAGAAACGTATGAGAAATACTTAAGCCACATGATAGGTGAGGTAATAGATATATCAAATATGGTAGAGAGTAACACTGACTCATTCCTAAGAACATTATGTGCCTTAGAGATATTAGACGTAGAACAACTACAAGTATTACTAAACCATTATGATAACTTACTTGAAGAACAAGACAATGACTTACATAACATTGATAAGATATCAGGTGACTATGAAGACTTACCATGGTAATATAACTATATAAAATAAAAGAAATGAAAGATAAAGTAATACTCGGATTATATATAATGCTATTAATAATAGCTGTAGTCGTAACAGTAGAGATATTTACCAATTAAATATATTACCTTTGTAAGATGAAAAAAGAAATAAAAGAATTCGTAATCTTCTTAGGGTTATGTGTAGTTATAATGATAACTGCATTACTATTAAATGAATTAATAAAGTAAAAATAAACAACTATGAAAAAATCAGTATTAGTATTAGTATTAGCAATGGTAACAAGTTTATCATTTGGACAGTGGACTCAGAAATATTATGTTGATGAGTTTGGAGACCCAACAGAAAAAGGATATAACTTACTTATAGGTTATGGAACATTTAGTAACTCAGCAACACAAGACAGTGACTTAAGATGTGATTTTGTTCTTGCAGAAACATCATTAGTAATTGAAGTATATGAATACGGCAATAACTTAGCGAATGATATAGAGGCAACATTTGAAACTGTAAAGATTAAGACACCAACAAGAGGTGTAATAACTATTGAAGATGTATTCTTTTCAAAAAAGGGAGTATTATACTTCTCTGAAGAAAGGTTTAAAGATGTTAAAGAAGCAATCTCAGAAGAAGGAACTTACATAATGGTATTCAAACGAAAGTCTGACTATTCAGAAAGTTCTTATAAAGTTAAGTTTACAC